ATGGAGCAGGCATTTCAAAACGGGCAGCCGGAACAAAGAGCGAAACCGTTCAAAATGTTTAAAAAACGTTCAATGACAAGTATCGCAAGTTACCAGGTCAGCCCTCATACCGCCAGAATTTTCAAAGAAAACGAGCGGCTGATTGACAAGTATAAACAAAAAAAAGCTTGATTACACTAAGGACAGGAGACACGGCTCTTGTCCTTATTCCTTTTTTCCATATCTTTCATATAATAAAACCAACAAAGAGATGCGACAGGTGATGATGTGAAGAAAATTGTCAGACGCGTAAAGTTTGTGGATTACGGACGCTTCGGGCTTTCCGCTTATTCGCTGAGGATGCGGGCGAGGAATCTCGGGTTATTGAACCGGTTAAAAAAGAAAAAAGGCTGAATCCCGCAATGTGAACGGGACTCAGCTTTTTTTTGTTAAAGCTGCATCAGAATTTTCGCTTTTACAGCGGGACCGTAGACGCCGTCAGACGTCAGTCCGTTTACAGATTGGAAGCGGGCCACGGCATCTGCCGTTTTCGGACCGTAGATACCGTCAATGCCGTTATTGACAGCTCCTTTTTCAGGATAGAAATAAAGCGCGGCGAGCGCGTTCTGCACCTGGTATACCTTTTCACCGGACGTGTACGGCTCTGTCAGCTTGATCACCTCATCCGGAAGAGAATACAGTGCTTCAACCGGCGGGCTGACGATCAGCACTTGTCCGACTTTAATCAAGTTCGGGTCAGCGATGTTATTCCATTTCTGCAGATCGGCCACGCTGACGCCGAATTTCCGCGCGATCGCCGACAGCGTATCTCCTTTTTGGACGGTATACGTCTGTCTTTCCTCAGAACCGATTCCCGCTTTAAACTCATCCCATGTATCCAGCAGTCTTCTCGGACAAAGCTTTCCTGACCAATGCTTGTGCGCAACGACATTCGCAAGCGGGATGCCGTGCGACGTCATTAAAGTGCGGATGAGCCATTGGGCGTTTGTCACGGCCTGTGAAAAGTTTCCGTCTGCGTTTTCACAAATTTCAATACCGATGGATTTACGGTTGCCGTCCCCGTTTCCGTCACCGGCATGCCAACCGTTTTCGTTCAGCGGAAGATGCTGATAAATTTCCGTATCATCGACTGTGAAATGCCAGCTTGTCGGTGTATCGGGATTTTTCACATAGCTTGCGTGACTTTTGGCGTTAGCTCCGACTGCGGTATTGGCTGTATTGTGCACCGTAATGTAAATCGGTGTCATTGCATAGCCTGGGCGGTTATTGTTTCCTGCCGGGATAAAATCCTGTGTGATTTTTACCATATTCTCATCTCTCCTATTTCGATAAATTGTTTATTTTTAATAAAGCCTGCTGTTTTTTCCCTTTTGCTGTAACATAATTGTTTTTAAACCAGGCGGCGGCAGTCGTTATGATTGTAAAAACGGCCGACCCGGCGGCATACAGCATATCTGCAAGCTGGCTGACCTGGTCCTCCTGAATATTCAGCGGCGATTTGCCGAACATCAGCAAAGTTTGATTCAATAAAGCAAGCAAAAGAAGCACCGTCCTGACGACCGTGCCTTTGTCCGCGAATTTCATATCGGTTTCCCCCTTACTTTTGCAGCAGATTGTACATGATGGCGATGCTCCGCCAATGACGCCCGTGCAGATTGCTGTCACGATCGCTCCTGTAATGGTCCGCTTAATCCATGTTGTGTTTTCGTCAATTTTGTTCAGTTTTTCATTCAGCGTCATGATTTGCTGATCCTGCCGGTCTGATACCCGCTCTAATGCGGCTACCCGCTGTTCAAGCACCTTTTGTTCGCCTTTGATGCCTGCGAATTCTTTTTGCACCGCTTGTTCATCCAGAAGCACTTCCGCTCCCTCCTCTTACATTGTTCTCACCTCCCTTCGGAAGCTTCATTCTTAAGAAAATGCCGTGCCTTTGACAGAAAGGCTCCCGCCGGAAATGCTCTTGATTTCCATGACGATTTCCTTAAGGCCGGCAATATCAAATGACCACACTTCTTCTGTGCCTGACGTACCGGCGGCTGATGTCCCGTCATCAGACCTGATTCCTCTGATCGGCACATTTTTTCCCGAGATGGATCTCCCCCAAAACGCGACATGGCCCGACTCAGCCGTGCCGGTGATTTCGACGAGAAGTTTTTTCCAAGCGCCTGCTGAGAAGATGCTTCCCTCGCCCGCCTCTGCTGCATTTTCATGAAAAATCACGTCTGTATATGAAAACGCCATATCACCGCCCGTACCGACAGATTGGTATAAAACAAATTCGGACTGCTTTTGATTTCCATTTTCAAAACGGAACCGGTAATATCTTTTTGTCAGGCTGACCCACCCCGAAGCGGTCAGCACTCCGCCTTTTACTGCGACAGAATGTGAAGCTGTCCACGAATTGTTATCCTCGCTCTCTTCGATAAAAAGAGTTCCGCTGCGGTCCGAATAAGCCCACCCCTGTGCTCTGTCTATTAAGACGGCTCCTAAACGGTCTTGTCCGAATTGGCTGTAGACTTCAATCGCTTCTAGCGGCGTATTGGTAAGAAGCTCTGCCATTCCGGACAAATCAGCAACCGGTGTGACATAATCGTTTTTGTTACCGCGATAAGCTTTTACGGCGCCGGGCCTGCCAAGTTGATCGGCGGGAAATTCAAATGAATGCTTTTTCATCGGCCGTCCTCCTGTTCTCATTTATTAAAAATGACAAATAAAAAAAGCCGTTTGGCTTATGACACAGCATTTTTATAGTTTTCGTATGTTTCACCCGTTATTTCTTGAAATTCCTCAGGCGTGATATACTTCGCGGCCACACCTTCAGCCAGATCTTCGGCAGAGCAGTCATCATAGCCCATAGCCTGTTTTACCATTTCTGTTGAGGCCCACTCATAAAACAAGGCGTAAACCCAAAAGTTAAGTTTTTTCATTTTTTTCATTCTCCTTTTACGTTTAAGAGTTCCAGTTTTAAAGACGCTAATTGCCTGCCGAGTGACTGCTGCGCTTGTTCGGCTGCTTTTCTGGCCAATTTCTCATTCGCCAGCTGTCCGCCGAGGCCTGCAAGCTGGTTTGAATCGGGAGCCGTATCTTTTTTTAAGCTCTCTTTATATGCTTCGTCAGCGGTTTCCACCCATTCTTGTTTCTCTTCATCAAAAAATGGGCGCCACATCCCTTCGCCGTTTATTTCCGGCGGTAAGTCCGCAGCGTTAGGCGGCATCACATAATCTCCTGTCTCAGAATCCGGATAAAGCTCAACCGGAGTGCCTGTATAAATGTTGTCATTGTCATACGGAAATATTAATTTCATATTCTCGCTCCTTTACGTGAGTGCCAAAACAAGGTCAATATAATAGCCGTTCACGTTATTTTCTATATTGGCCATAATTCCCGTCAGCTTCATATCTCCATTAGAATAGATAATAAATTTGCTGTAACCGGTGGTGCCGCTGGCTGCAACCATCGTCACAACGCCTTTGGCCGGCGCACAAGAGGACGGCACACTCCCGAATACCACTTCTCTATCCGTAAGAACGTGTCCGTTCAGGTGAAGGGTGTTTCCCACTTTACGGTATTGAAGCGGCCTGTCTCCTGATTTAGCGCCATTTTTATAAGGAACATTTATCCAAGGTACATTCTCAGTATCAAGTTCAGTAACGAGGCGACGCCAGCCCTGCCAGCCCAAGTTCAAATCCAAATAGTTCGTGAACATATTATTTTTATAATCGACGGCAATGACATACCCAAACGTTCCTTTCCCCTCACTGTCAAGAGAGGTAAAATGAAACATGCCGCGGGTTGAAGCGTTGCTCGGACTGTTTGCCGCTTTGCCAGTTGAATAAAAGGTGCCGAACGCCCTGCCGTTTTTAACGATTTTTTCAAGAAAGTTATCATCATCACCAATTGTCAGAAGATAGCCGCCGTTATCGTTTGTTATTTTCGAAAGCTGTGCGCCGTTCCACATATCTTTATCCGCCTGTGTGACATGAATGTCTTTTTTATTGGCATGAGCCTCTACTTTTGCTTGAGAGCCTGAATCTGTTTCTTGTTGGCTCCATTCCGACCATACGCCTTTAGTGCTGAAACTTCGGACGTATATGGGATTTCCGGCGGTCACTGTGTCTATAAACATTTGGACAAAAGTCGGTGATGCTCCGCGGGTTCTTTGCATGACAATTAATTGTCCGTATTCCGCAGGCTTATTTTCTGTATGCTGAACTGATATATAGTAGATGCCGGACGTTTTTATATTGTCTAAGTTTGTTTCTGTTACCGTTTTAGCATTCCCGTCATTGTCAGTCAGATTGAATAACTGCCCTGCATTCCATTTGTCTTTGTCAGACTTGGTTACATGAAGATCTGTTTTGTCGGCATGCTCATTTACTTTTGCTTGTGCTCCGGCAGCTGTTTCAAATGGCATCCATTCCGTCCAGATGCCGTTTTTCAGCGTTTTTCTCCAAAATCCCCCGTCATCTGAGAAAGCGGCCGCCTCTCCGTTATTCTTTGAAGAATAAAGGTATATACCCTCTGACGGTTTAGGCGGGGTATTTATTCCGGTTGCAGCTGCTGAGAAAGTAAAGGTCTTATTCTGGCTGGCAGCGGTCTGATGAAAATCCTGTCCGTCAGAGATATTAATAAAAGCGGAGCCATCATCTTTTGTGATTTTAGACAATTGCCCGTTATTCCACTTCTGGCGCTCTTCTTTCGTCACATGCCGGTCCAGATCTTGATTGTGCCGGTCAAAATCTTTCTTTGCTGCCTGCTGGACATTGTCCACGTTTCCGAGGCCGATTTGCGCCTTTGTCGTTTTGTGCGGGTTGTTCATGTCGTTTTTATGGGCCGCCAGATCCGTGTGGGCGTCTTTTATGCCTTTTTCCCAGCGGTTGACGTCATCTTCATTAATCGGATCGTCCGGAAGCCAGTCTGTTTTTTCTTCGTAAGCCATCGTTACACCACCTCAAAGGTAAATCTTAAATCAAGCGTTCTGTTATTGCTGAGATCTAAATTTGTTTTTCGTTCTGTAATGACGCTTCCTGTTTCGTCAAGCATCTGCACGGTTTCAATGTGTTTGACGTCTTCTTCCCTGCGTGTGAGAACGGTGACTGCGGCATCTTTTACGGAAATGTCCGCAATCGGAGTTTCTTTGCCGTTTAACAGCACTTTTGTGATCCTGTTTTTCAGATCGGCTGCGGCACGCTGTCTGTAAGCGGCTGATATCATGGTAAGACCACCTCGTTATTGTTGAGTGTGACGGAATAACCGACCTTCAGTTCACTGACTTTTCGGTATCTCCGATTGTTGAGAATGACCCGGTCTTTGATTTCCAGTGTTTCGTTTAATGCGGCTCTCAGTGTATACGCCAAATGAGCGGGTTTGATTTTTTCAAGCGTTTCAATCAGCTCGTTCATGTGCTGCAGGTCATCAAGCCCGATATCGGCATAAAAACGATACTGCCCCGGAAACATCCGAACATAAGCTGACGGATGTTTTAAAAAACGGTTTAGCGCCTGCTCGATCGCTTGATGTGTGATGGGCGGAATATTCGACATCTTCGAGATCAGCCTGAGCCGTCTCATATCCTCCGTGTCACCTGATTCCCGCGGTATTTTTAATATTTTTTCCCAGCGGTCAAGCCCCCATGTCGCCGTCGTGATAAAGAGCTGATCCGTCAAATCGAAAATATCGTTATTCTGCCGCTCAAACTCAGGAGCTTCCGCCATAAGCAGTTGTGCCATCTCTTTTAATCGGGTTAAAAACGGCGGGAGGTACGCCGTCATCTCATCGAGTCTGCTCAAGGATTTTCACCTCTTTGAGTTTAGGAATTTCCACGTCACTGAGCACGAGGTTTTCTGCCGCACCGTTCATTTTAATATCGGCGTAGTCACTGACGGATGCCGAGTTATAAACGATGTTGTTAATTTGTGATAAACGGACGGTGTTTTCTTCAAAGGCCATTTTCTTGAATAAATTCAGTACGCCTTTTTCAATCTCCGCTTTTACGTCATCGATCGAGCTGTTCAGCTCAGGCAGCACGGAAGCGGAGATTTCGATTTCCTTCCATACTGCGCTTTCCACCGTTACTGCCGCTCCGATCGGCGCCTGTCCTTCTCCCTGCCCTTCGTCCGGATCAATATAATCCTTTACTTTTTTGATCAGAATATCTGATGCCGGTTCCAAATTCGCATTTGTGATGACAACTTTCACTGTTCCGTCTCCGTTCCAAAGCGGGAAGATTTTTGCCCTGCCGACGCCGTCAACCTCTTCGGCCCATTGTTTATAATGCTGTTTATTTGCGCTGACTGCCTCCCGGCGGACACGGGTAAAATAGCGCGCCCTTAAGCTGTTGTCATCTTCTTCCTCACGGCCGGGAATTAATATATCGCGCATGACTGCTTTCTCAAGCCCGGGTATCGTATCAAGCGGCAGCAGGTTCTGCCCCGAAATGCCGGCATTGCCCGCTTCACCGGCTGTTTCACATTCAAGCGTTCCATCCCCCGTATATTGAAAATACAGGTTATCAACGAAGAAACGGGAGCCTGGCGGAATGGTGATGCCCGCTGTGAATTCTCCGGCTCTGACCGCTTTAGTGGCAGGTGTTCGTTCAATTCCCGCCTCAGCAGCACGCCTGTCCAGAAATTCACCCTGAGCCGTATCGGAAAACACGAGCTCCAGCACGGTATCCAGCCAAATATAAGACTTTGCGAGCTCAGCGGCCGCAGGCGCGAGCGCATTGTAAATGACGCTGCCTTCTCTCGTATCAATATCCGCCGTAACGCGCGCCAGCATTCTGTCCATAATGTCGTCAAACGTCTGAGCTTCAAACATCCTCACCCAGCACCTCCTCTATCTCAAGCATGCCCTCATCAGTTTCAACGATAAAAGAGACGATGAAGGCATCATCTTTTTTCTCAATCTCAAAATTGGTAACGGCCAAAATACGGTCATCATACAGCAAGGCTTCTTCTATCAGTCTTGGAATCTCCATTTTTTTATAAGCATCCGTCGTGTTCTGATCTGAAAGCACTTCCTGAAGTTCGTTTCCGATATCATGGCTGAAAACCGAATATGAATACCGTTCTGTGTGAAGAGCGATATAGACGAATTGTCTGATTGCGTCCAGTCCGTTTATCAGTTCATTGGTAATCCGGTTGTTTTCAAAGTCAATTCGGTAGGTTTGTGAAGTCTCAACGGCCTCACTCGCATCCTCCAAATCTTCAAATTCGATTTCCGGTGTCAGGGCCATTGCACCCGCTCCTTTTAGATTTGTTCATGTAAAAAAGCCCTCTTCGGCAGATGAAGCGGCTTTAATAGGCTGATATTCCCGTATATCTCCGTCCGGATGCCGGTTAAATTTTGTCCAGTACAAAGAAAGACTGTCCTCCTGTTAAAGCGGCGGTCATCACCCGATCTCCCGCCTGGAGCTGATCATCTTCTCCGGATCTCAGCCGCTTCGGCACAATGAGTGCATCAGACGGAATCAAAAGTTTGTCGTGATCTTTCAGTTTCAGCTCGAGCGGCGAAACGGAGGTCACTTCGGCCGGCATCAGCTCCACCGGCGCTTCAGCGTCAACCGCTCCGACAGCTAAATGTTTAATGGCATCACTTAATCTCATCAGGCTGTCCCCTCCGGAAGTGAATTTTTCTCCGTGACGTCAATCGTCATGGTATGTTTTGTTCCTTGGAATTCATGGCGGTCCGTATCTACATAATAGGTTTTCTTCAGCCCGATTTCCGGAATTGAAATATAGACGGGCAATCCGCTTTCCAACCCAGGAATACCGATCGCCTGTATATTTTTCAGCTCTTTCTTAATGCCTTTTTTCTCAGCCTGCTTCACTTTTGCGCGCTGTTTCAGCTGGGCTTCGTTAATGTCGTCAGAAACCGTTTCGGTATACTGCAAAACGCCGAATGTTTTCATGCCGGCGCTGTCTGAGGCGGAAGCCTTTATCGTTTTATTGTCTTTTTGCAGCCGCATGACGACACGGGTTGCGGTGTCATCAATTGAGGTGCTGTATTGATACCCTGTAATATTAACTCCTGTTTCCAGCACCCATATGTCAGACGGCTCCGGCCATTCACGCAAGCCGAGCCTGCCTTTTTCTGAATAGAGCTGATAATTGCGCCCCGTCTGGCTTTTTGTCTGCTTTAACGCTTTTAGCATCATATCGTAAAGGCTTGTATCATTTTTAAAAACGAGTGATTTAATGGTATGGCCTGTGTTGGCAATGGATGTGACGGGAATTTGAAAATCGCTGGCGATCCTTTTTAATATTTGATCAGCGCGCTTGTTGGAAAACACGTAAACATCCTGGTTTTTCACAAGGTATTGGAGCATATCGTATGCGGTGAAGGCGACGGTATGCTCATCGGGCGTTCTTGCAAAAACAATGCCGCGGAACAGCTCTTTTCCGTTCCATTTGAACAAAACCGTATCCCCTTCTGATACGCCGTAATACGTCTGGCTGCCCTGCTTTACGACAATCGTCGCTTCGATGGAGCGGGGCGCCTGATATCTGTGTCCTTCCAGCGTTACGCTTTCTGTGACAAGCTCGAGCCACTCCGTTTCCTTTATGACAAATAGTTCAATCATCTTTTCACCCGTTTCATTGCGGTATCTTCAGCTTCTGCCCCGGGAAGATCCAATGCCCAGGCTGCCGGATATTCCGTTTGCTGCGCTTAATCATGGCGGTTTTATTCGCGTTCCAGATTTTCCGCCACTCCGTGTGTTTTCCGTAAAACTTGCCGGCGATGTCCCAAAGCGTATCCCCTTTTTTGACGGTATATGTTTTGGGTGAAGCTTTGGACGGGCGCTTCGCTTTCGTTTTTTTTCTTTTGTTTGATTTTTCTTGGCGAAGCGGTTTTATATTCTTTCAGTACGATATCAAAATTCCGGTCGCCGATTTCATTGTCACCTTCGCTGTAATTAAAGCTTTCAATGCTGCATGTGACATTGATTTTTGTCCCTGTAATCAAAAACTGAACGGGTTTTTTCGCTTTCATCCATGCTTCAATGGCTGAAATGGCTTTTTCCGGTGAAGGAATGCTTTGATATTCGGCAATCGGGCTGTACCGTTTCGGAAAAAAAGAAGAGAACGAAATTTCTTTCGCTCCCGGTTCTTCGATAAACGTCACCTCTCCAAGTCCGGTGACTTTCACGGAATCATTCTGCACGCTGTTTGCGATATCAATCGCTTCAGGGAGAACGGGAAGCCGGAGCTTGTCCTTCCCCTGAGACAGCCAAAATTCGTAAACAGATTTAGTCAAAAGCAACGGCCCCCTTTGCTCCGGTATAAATGTCTTTTTGCAGTTCATCAATCAGCGCCTGTTTGATTTTGGCGGCGAGGCTGTCGGCGTCCTGTCCGTTATGGAAATGCTGATCGCCGCTGAATTCGATTTTAATTTCTTTTGTTCCCGTTTTTTGAACGGTTTGGCCGCCGCCTTTAACGGCTGCGGAAACCGTGCCGGCTGAAAGCGCCGCCGGTTCCGTCCGGGACGGATCGGACACTTCCATGCCGAGCGCCTGAGCCGCTTTTTGCAGCAGATAACGGCCGCGGATGCCCCGCTCTTCAGGGATGATCCACTCCCGTTTGTTCCCTTCGCCGACACGGGCGATCTGCTCCTTGGTAATCAGACCCCCATTGGCATAACCGACGTAAGGGCCGCCATGAGCCATACTTTTAATCCCGGGGACATTGCTGATCGAGCCGTATCGGCTTTTAATATAGCCGATAGCGGCAGCGGCGTTGTGGATTGGATTTCTGATATCATTCATGCCCGGCGCTTTGTGATCTTCAAAGGTGCTCGGAATCGTCTGCATAAGCCCCTGTGACGGGTGTCCGGCTTTGGCGTTGCTGTCCCATAGATTAATGGAATTAGGGTTGCCGCCTGACTCATGCTGTGCGATCGTCATTAATCCCGGTAGCCAGCTGATCGGCGTATTGGTTGCTTTCATTGCGGCCAAAAGCCATTCTTTGACGCTTCCTCCCGCTGCACCCATGCCGGAAAAGGCTGCTGCAAGCGAGCCTGCCTGTTTTTCCGCATATTTTTTCACGTCAACTGAGCTGAGACCTTTGACGACGCCGACTGAAGCAAAGCGTCCGAGACTCATCATGACACGGGAAGGAGAGTGAATATCAAGCTCTTCCCTGAATGCGTCCTCGACTTTTTTGGCCATATCTTTGGCCGCCTGTTTGACTTCGCTTCCTTTTGCAGTCATCCCTGATACGAAGTGTCCGATCAGGCCTGACCCCCAGCCGTTCGCGGAATCTCTTGATTGAACAAACGGTTTATTGATATGTGTGCTTACGTATTGCGACGTTCCCGTATCTTTTGCATTCTGTCCGGCCGAATAACCTTTCACTGTGGCGGCGCCCCATGATGACGATTGATTAACCGCCGATTGATAAGGTGTTTTCACCTTTGTTTTTAAAAACGAATCGGTGCCCGTCGGCGATGTATTCTGACCTTTGGCATAGCCCGCAGCGACTTGCTTTCCGTAATCGGGCGAAGACGAAATAAGGGCGTTAAACGGCGTTCCGATGTTTTTCTCCTTCCAGCCGTCCATGTCCACCGCTTTATTGCTGATTCCGCTGTCAAAGCCTTCAGTAAACTGTTTGCCGAGTGATGAAGCCGTCCCCGCAAATCCGGAAGCATCCACAGACGCAGCGGCCGATACAGACGCCGAAGAAGAAACACCGCCCGCTCCCGCCGGCACAGCGGAAGACTGAGCCGAAGCCGCGCCCATATCATCGACAACACGCATGCCGAGCTTAGACGCAGCTTGTGAAAGCAGCATCTTCCCGCGGCCGCGATTGTTGTCGACGGGGATGACAAATTCTTTACCGGCTTCACCGATCCAGGAAATGGTCGGCTTTGTAATGTAGCCGCCCGTGGCGTTTTTGTCCGTTTTTTTCTTTTTATCTCCGCCGCCTCCTGTGACAAAGTCCATTACGCCTGAAATCAATTTGCCGCCGGTTTTATCCCAAATCTTTTTCACCCAGTCGAATGCTGCAGAAAAAGCATCTGATATGGCTGTTCCCACTTTTACAAGAGGTTCTTTTATATGTTTCTCAAACCAGCCGCTTAACCCTTTCCATATATCCTTTACCGTATCTAAAGCAGTCGTGAAAGCGTCTGATATTCCTTTTCCGACTTTTTCCACCATGTTTTTCACCGGGTTCCAGACAATATCCATGAACCAGCCGGATACCGTACTGAAAACAGATTTAATTTTATCCCAAGCTCCTGTGATTTTACTCCAAATGGACGTCGCTACTCCGACGACAGCCGATTTTACGGGCTCCCAGACAGTGCTCATAAACCAGCCGGATACTGTGCTGAAGACACCTTGAATCGTCGTCCATGCATTCACGATATTTGACCAGATGCTTGTCGCCACTCCGACGACAGCCGTTGAAACCGGCGTCCATACATTCTCCATGAACCAGGATGACACCGTGCTGAAAATCCCTTGAATCGTCGTCCACGCATTCACGATATTTGACCAGATGCTTGTCGCCACTCCGGCGACAGCTGATGAAACCGGCGTCCATACATTTTCCATGAACCAGGATGAAACGCTTCCCCAAGTATCTTGTATTGTTGTCCAAGCACTTTGCGCCGCTTCGGAAATATCATTCCATGTGTCTTTCAAAGCCCCTGAATCAAAGGCCTCTCCCAAGCTGGAACCGCCTAAACTGCCGGCGATGCCGCCTACCGCGCCGCCGATTAATGTGCCCACTCCGGGAACAACGCTGCCGATTGCCGCTCCGGCCGCGGCTCCTGCAAGACCGCCGCCTGCTGAGCCGACCTTCTCTCCTGCATTATCTTTATTGATGCCGGCTAAATCAGTAAGTGATAACAATTCACCTATGCCGGGAATTCCTTTAGCGGCACCTTTTAACCCTTTCATACCGCCTTTCAGCGCCTTTGAATCTCCTAAGCCTTTCAAAAGCCCGCCGATGCCTTTACCTGCCCCTTTTGTTTTCGGCGTGTTTACGGATGCCTGTTTGCTTTCCTTTACGGAGGAACCTCTTTTCGAAGATTTATTCCGCCCTTCGACTTTACTGCTTTTGCCCCTCGTCACTCCGGTACAGCAGCAGCCGCCCCCCAAAGCCCCGCCGGTTTTTTTGGCTGACCTTCCTGAAGATTTCGGTGATGGTCCCGTGCGCTGCGGACCCTTTGTCAGCTCAGGACGCTTCGGGCTGTTGGTGCCGCCGGCAGAAAGGCTCCCCTTACTCTTTTCTTTTTTCGTGCCGCCTCCTAATAATCCGCCGATATTGAGTTTGCCTAATTTTTCAGCGATTCCTGAAAATATTTTTTCTATTAATTCCCCGGCTTTTTCGATGATTTTGTCCGGGCTGAATTTCTCAAATTTCTTGGCAATCTTGCTGACAATTTTATCAACAAATGCCTCGGCTTTTTCGATGATCGCATCAGGGCTGAACTTGCCGAACTTTTTATCAATGCCTCCGAACAGTGAGGAAGTAAACTGCTCCACTTTTTCCAGAATCTTATCCGGATTGAGAAAATCGAATTTCTCAGAAATTCGGTCAATCGTGTCATTTACAAATTGTTCGGCGCGGTCGATTAGCTTATCAGGACTGAATTTACCGACAACGTCGTCGACTTTCTTCATAAACGAATCAGTAAAATGATCCAGCTCTTTCAATATGGTCTCCGGACTGAATTTGCTGACAACGTCATCAACCTTTTTCATAAATGAATCAGTGAATTTATCCAGTTCTTTCAATATGGCTTCCGGACTGAATTTACTCACGACCCCGTCTACCTTTTTCATAAACGAATCAGCGAATTTGTCCAGCTCTGCTAATATCGTTGCCGGGCTGAATTTGCTCGCGATTTCGTCCGCTTTTCCCATGAATAAGGTCGTGAACTTATCCAGCTCTGCTAATATCGTCTCCGGGCTGAATTTGCTTGCAATCTCGTCCGCTTTTCCCATGAATGAGGTCGTGAACTTATCCAGCTCTGCTAATATCGTCTCCGGGCTGAATTTGCTTGCAATCTCGTCCGCTTTTCCCATGAATGACGTCGTGAACTTGTCCAGTTCGGCTAATATCGTTGCCGGGCTGAATTTGCTCGCAATCTCGTCCGCTTTTCCCATGAATGAGGTCGTGAACTTGTCCAGTTCGGCTAATATCGTTGCCGGGCTGAATTTGCTCGCAAT